ATATGGTAGTGAAGGTATATTTCGTAATCCTGAGATTGTTAAGCCAGTACGACAGAAACCATTACTAGGTTATTGTTATACAACCTTAAACAATAGCTGGAATATGAAAGCTAAGCAGATGCCTAAAGAGCTTATGCTAAACTTCATTAAGCAGCACCCAGAGTTTGATTGGGTATCGTTACAGCAAGATGATGGCTTTATTACATCAAAGCATTGGAGCGATACTGCTGATCAAATTCAAACACTCGATGGAGTTATCTCAGTGGACTCAGCAATAGCTCACTGTGCTGGCTCTGTCGGTGTCCCTGTAGCAAACCTAATAGGACAAGAAGGTTCAGCGTGCTGGAGGTGGTTCCCAAAAGGAGACACAACATACTGGTACGACAGCATGAAGACTATTTGGTATGATACTTGGACGGAAGGACTTGAGAAAGCCCTAACGCATTTTCAACAACCAACGAAAGTAAAGAAAGATGGCATTAACAATACACGATCTAAAAGACAGACTAAAGCAAATAAATGAGATTGATTTGTTAGAGCTTCTGGAGATATCATCGGAGGATCTCGTTGAGAGATTTATTGATTTAATTGAAGACAACTTTGACAAACTTGAGAAAGAAGTAGAATGACCTATAACACCCCATTTAGCACAGTCGGATATATTACATACAAAAGAACCTACGCAAGGAGATTAAGTGAAACAGATCCAAAATCAAAAACAGAAGAGTTTACCGACACCGTTGAACGGGTTATTAAAGCTGCTAACGATCAGCTAAGCTGTGGCTTTGACGCTGACGAGCAAGAGCGTCTACGGAAGTACTTATTGGAATTGAAAGGCACTGTTGCTGGACGTTTCCTATGGCAAATGGGGACAGAGACAGTTGATCGGCTAGGATTGGCTAGTTTACAGAACTGTGCATTTACCGTTATTGATCAACCCGTCCGTCCTTTCACATGGGCGATGGACTTGCTGATGCTTGGCTCAGGTGTTGGCTACAACATTCAGAGGCAATATGTTGATAAACTTCCTCCGGTCAACGCTAACTTTAGCGCTCCTACTCGTGTTACTACCGCTGACGCTGATTTTATCGTGCCTGATTCCCGTGAAGGGTGGGTCAAGCTATTGGGTAAGACGCTCAAAGCGGCGTTCTTAGCCGACACCTATCCTACGTTTACCTATAGCACTATCCTTGTGCGTGGTCGTGGAGCGCCTATTAAGGGCTTTGGCGGTACTGCTTCAGGTCCCGAGGACTTGTGTGATGGTATCGTTAAGATTAGTAACATCCTTGAGAAGCGTAAAGGTAAGAAGCTACGTCCTGTTGACTGCCTTGACATCATGAACATTATCGGTGCTATTGTCGTTGCTGGTAATGTACGCCGTTCTGCACAGATTGCTATAGGAGACCCTGACGATGTTGAGTATCTACTTGCTAAGCGCTGGGACATGGGGAATATTCCTTCTTGGAGAGCTATGTCTAATAATTCTGTTGTTTGCAGCGATACTAAGGACTTACACGAATACTTCTGGGACGGATACGAAGGTAAAGGAGAACCCTACGGTCTTATCAATCTTAAACTTTCCCGTAAGATTGGTCGTCTTGGTGAGACTGATTATCCTGATCCTGATGTTATGGGTTATAATCCATGCGCTGAACAGTCTTTGGCTGCTTATGAAACTTGTTGTTTAGCAGAAGTATATCTTCCTAACATTGAGAGCAAAGAACAGTTATTAGATGTTTGCCAATTGCTGTACCGCATCAACAAGCATAGTCTTGCACTGCCTTGTCACCTGAAAGAAACAGAAGACATCGTGCATAAGAACATGAGAATGGGTATTGGCGTTACAGGTGTGCTACAGGCAACAGAAGAGCAACGTAGCTGGTTAAATGATACCTATCGCCGACTTCGTGAGTTTGACTTTAAGTACAGTCATGAGCATGGCTTCCCTGAATCGATTAAGCTCACCACTGTAAAACCAAGTGGGACTTTGTCTCTGCTTCCGGGTGTTACTTCAGGATGTCATCCAGCATATTCTCGTCACATGATCCGTCGTATTCGTATCGCTGCAGATCATGCGTTGGTGCAAGTATGTCGTGAGCATGGATATCCTGTTGAGTATCAGCGTAACTTCGATGGTTCTGAGGATCACAGCACAATGGTTGTATCATTCCCATTCGCTTATCCTGAAGGTACAAAGATTGCTGCTGAGATGACCGCTATTGATCAATTAGAGTTAGTGAAATGGCTACAGGCTAACTGGTCAGACAATAGCGTATCCTGTACTGTGTACTATCGTAAGGAAGAATTGCCTGAGATTCAGAAGTATCTAGCAAAGAACTACAAGAACAATCACAAGTCCTTGTCATTCTTGCTACACAATGAACACGGCTTTCACCAAGCGCCTTTGGAGGAAATCACGAAAGAGCAGTATGATGCACTTGTGGCTTCTACACGATTAATTACACACGTTGATGAAGCTAGTTTTGATGGTGGCGACGAGTGTGCCAGCGGAGCTTGCCCAGTCAAATGATAATAAACCTACACTTTATTACTGGGTTCTGTATAGGGTTTGAGTATGTTCCTAGTTTTGATGACGAGTCTCATTTCGTCATTGATCTAGGGGTTATTAGAATCCTATTTAGTACTCCTCACGACGACTAAACAGCCCCGCTTCGGCGGGGTTTTTTAAGTTTCCCAATCGGGAATATTTGCTTAAAAAGTATGCAGATTTAAGAAAAAGTTACCGATAGGGCAATTTTGTTACAAATTGTAGGTAGATATTAATAAGTACCGACATTATGTTACACAAAATTCCTAGTACCAGCTTTATCAATAATTAAGGCTTGTCTACGAGGCTTGTCAGAAGCACCGTTAGGAACGCTTATATGCGTCCAAGAGCCGAATTCTTCGATGATTTGGTCAAAGGGTATATCCGAAGCCAAGCACGCCTCTACGACCTGTTTAGGGGTCATTCCGAGGACTCTGATATCAGCAGCACAACCTAGCCTATGCTGGCTAGTGTCCTTGCTACCGACAGAGTCATTGACTGGTTTAGAGCGAAAGCCTGAATTAATCATAATCGGCTTGCCTAGTAAAGACCTAACCTGCTCAAGCAAGGCTGCCAATCGAGTTAGATTAGCAACCTCACTAGCGTTAGGGGTATTATCTAGGTTCTTACGCTCTGCTACTTCAGAGTGAGTTAACTCTTCTAAGGTAAAGTTATTGCTTAGGTTCATCTTTCTTCGCTTTCATATCCATAATCTTCTCTAGAGTACGACCACCAAAGTATGCACTCATAATAAGCATACCCCATTGACCTAGTAGATTGACATACGATTCCTTAGCATCGTAGCCAAATGCTGACATCATGGCAAATAAGAAGTATCCTACAAAGATAGCTACTAAAGACATAGGTCGTATATTCTTAGACAACCAAGAATCACTAGCAAGGTCAGCTTTCCAACGATCAGAGATATTGTTCTGCTCATTCATATCAGCGTTTAACTCCGCTAACTTACCTTCTTGTTGCATCTGTAGCAACTCTTTCTGAGCCTTAGCCTTAGCTTCTGGATCAGGAATAAACTTATCTAAGACTTTCATTCCAACATCAAATAGTGCCATTAATGGTAACATATTATCTCCACATTCCCCAAGTACATTCGTAAGCAATCCATGCTGCAAATATATAACACAATGCCATAACGCTTTTAATTATTCTTCTATCGTGCTGTTCTAAGTATTTATCTTGCCGTTCTTCCCACTTCTTTCTAGCTTTAATTCCTTGTATTTCATCCCACGCTTTTTCGCCATATTTTTTAGATATTTCGTGCTTTATCTTTTCTTCAGACTCCTTGGCTAACATCATCCTTTGAAACTCATCTACCGCATCAATGATGGTAGTGGTGTCAGGATTAACAACCCTTGACTTCTTTCTTGAGTCAGCTCTTTCTTTTGCTGTTTTATCAGCAACGGCTAGGACACCATCAATTGCTTTAGATAGTTCTTCTGATGCCTTTACAGACTCGTTAAGAGTCTTGGTAACAGTTTTAGCACCATTTATAATTCCAAATGGGTCGGACATATATCATATTCTTAATTATTGTTGGCTTTGTACAACCGCAGGACGGATAATAATAGCTCTGCTAAAAGCATCTCTAGTTTCAGGAGTCAAACGAGACATAAATGCTGTAATAATACTTTGCATTTTGTTTGTTGGAATTCCTTCAATAAAAGCAGCGAGTTTAGGAGGGTCTAATAACATATCTGCAGCGTAGCGATTAATGTCGTCAGTTACATCTTTCTTAAGTAACTTTAAAACAGTATTGGTAATCGTAGCATAGCGGTTAAGCAATTGCGGTAATTCATATGCTTGTTGTCCGGCAACCTTAGACATACTTGCTAATTCTTCTGATTTAGCTTTACGCTGTACATCTACTAACACTTTATTAATATCGCCAATTTGCTGTGGTGTTAATACATCTTCTAGTTTAGAGAATCTATTCTGTCCTGTTGACCGTTTAATAATGGAAGCTCCATTTTCAACAGCAGCAGCAAACTGTGCGGCTCTCTCTTTGTTTCCTAAAGGAGTTCCTAATTGCTTTTCCAGTGCCTGTCCAATTTGCATTTGATTAATTTTAGTAGACTCTTTTTGGAAAGTATCTAAGTATTTCTGCCAGTCGCCACTGTTCCCTGCTTTTTCAATAGCATTGTCAATGTAGCTTTTAACATTCTTTTCTAAGCCACTAGTTAGTTTAGCATCCCAGTTTTGAGATTCTTGTGAAAACTTCTTAATGTCATTGCCAATTTCTTTACGAATTGTATATAAATCTCTTGAATCAATAATTCCAGTAGTGGGGTCTGTTAGACGAGTTAGCTTTTCCTTGAGAGAACTAAATATATTGGTCACTACATCAGAAGCCCGTTCACCGGGTTTGTTTAAAATAGTATCAATATTAGAAATAATAGGCTGAACTCGTAAAGGATAAAAGCCTTCGTCAGCTAAACTTTGTAACTGAAACTTTTTAAATTCTGATTCTGCTTGGCGCTGTGCTGCGATGTTTTTTGACAGCGTTGAGCCTTGTAAATTTTCTACAATCCTATTGTAATTCTGACTATACTCGGGTGAAACTCTAGGGTAGCCCGGAACAGGAAAAAACTCTCGTGACAGTTTCTGTTGTTGCATCGCTTCGGTTTCAAGTTTACCGCCTACCTGTAATGCACTAGCTTTGCTTTTAAACTTCTCAGAAATCTGCTGTTCTAATCTAGGAGCAACCTGTCCTGCGATGTTTGCTTGTGTAAGTGCGTCTTCTCGTAGTGGCTCGGTTACACGAGTTCTATTTGCAATAGCCTCTAAAATGTCTTCTTCCGTACCGCCCGTTTTCTGTAATACTTGCTGTCTTGCTGTTTGCTGTGCCACATCCCGTACAGCAAAATCAGCAGAGATTCCTTTTTGGGGTAAGGTTTCTAATGCCTTTTGATAGGCAGCTAGTCCGGTGGCTGCTGGAATATCAGCAATTGCTTCAGCGGCTGTTGTTTTGATAGGCAGCTTAGAGCCGGGAATAGTTTCAGGAGCGTTGCGTAATGCCGCAATAATCTTCTCAGGTTCTTTGCTGGCAAGTTCTTGGAGTCTTTCTTGTAGAATAGCTTTCTGACCAGTAGTGGTAAGAGGCTTAGCAAACTCTTTAGCGATATTATAAACGCCTTTACCTAAGTCAATACCCGAACTAAGCACACCACCAAGAACAGCACCAAAACCTATTTGACTAATCTTCTCTGATAGTAAATTCTTGGCATCTTCTGCAGGAGTTAAAGCGCCTAAAACAGCGCCCTGTCCTGCGTATTGAGCTGCCCTGCCTGTTCTAGTCACAGCGGTTGCGGCTGGTAAGAAACGATTTAAAGGATTTACAATTGTGCCAATTATTTCTCCAACATCTAATCCTTGACCACCGAGTTCTGTTCTTGCTTCTTTATATCGACTTAGTAAATCTTGAGTTCGCTCTGGGGCAACAAACTGCCCGACTGCAAGAGCTGGGTTTACAATTCCTTTACCAACTCCTAGCAAAGTACGACCAACTGCTTTTTCTCTTTCAGAAGGAGCTTCACCACTAAAGCCGACATCTTCAGGAGAAGACGGAGCCATCTGCTCTGCAGTATATTCCGTTTGGCGTGGTCGTGCTGGCTGTGCTGACACACCTAAATAAGATTGAATCTTAGCAATAGCTTGTTCGTTTGAAAAGCCGTCTGGAAGGTCATAATGAACACCTTCGTATTGGTATACTGGCATAATTGTCCTTATTTTAACACTATTGGATTAGCGGCTGTGCCTTGTTTACCAGCCTCCGGTGCTGCTCCAGATTGTGTTGCTTTTCCTGATTTACGAACAGTGTCTCTCCAATTAGAATAATGAAATTCTATTTTATCTAATGCTTCTTTTAATTGAGTAGGACTTTGGTCTTGGTCTAATGAAGCAATAGTAGATTGTAACGCAATTAATTCCTGAACCGCAACTTGACCTAATGCACCGCCAGTTGGAGACGCATCACGCATTTGCTGTAGACGGTCAAAGCCTAAGTTGGCTTTGATAGTTGTCAAACGCTTGGACAAGTCTTTTGCTTCTGTTAACGGAACAAATGACAAAAGCGCACCAGCACCAGCGGTAAATCCAGATACTTTATCTCGTGCTTGTTTAACTTCATTAATAACTCTATCAGCAGCACCGATAGCCATATCAGCAGCTTGCTCTTGTTTCTCTTGACGCTCTTGTCGTTTCTCTTCAGCTAGTCCTTGACGCATTCCAATGCTTTCACGCTGTAAATCAATACGCTGTTGAGCTATATCACGTTGTTGTGCCATCTGTGCTTGACGGTTTTGGGAAGACTGCAATGTTGCAAGGATACGATCTGGAGATCCGTATTTAGATACAATAGCAATAACTTGCTCATCGGACGCATCGGCTGGAAGTTTAGATAGTTCATCCCGAAGTTTAGTTTCCTGCGCCATGCTCATCTCAGAACGAGAAATATCCAGTTGAGTCTTTTCTGCGGTTAAAGACTGTTGTTTACGACGGGCAGCTTCTCCGGCAGCTAATGTAGCAACACGAGGATCAATTTGAGCAGCCGCACTAGCATATTGTTGTAGACCTTCCGGACTTGTTAAATCAAACTGTCCTGCTAATTGAGTAAGTGCGGTAGCACGATTAAGTTGCTCATCGCCACCAAGTAATTGATTAATGCCTCGACCAATACCAGCACCGCCTTGATAGATTGCCATGTTAGCCCGCTGTAGCGGATCTAACTGTGCAAATCTAAATGCTTGATTAGAGTCTAAGACTTGTCGTTGCTGTTGCAAGGCAGCAGGATCAATACCAAATAAACTATTTACAATTTCAGCCATGATTATTCCTGTTAATTAAAATGCAGAAGAGCCGTAGTAGCCGCCTCCGTAGCTACCAAATCCGGGATTGGTTGGAGCATAAGGAGCTGCAGAATAGCCACCGCCACCACCGCCAAAGAGACTACCAAACCCACCACCGCCCATTGAACTACCTAGACCACTAAAGGCTGTTCCTAGCGGACTGTAGCTTTGATACTGAGAATAGGCATCTGCTGCTGCTTTCTGTGGTTGTAGATACAGATTACCTGCTTGAGCGCCTGCACCAGATTGTAAACGAGCTAATTCTTGACTCATTGCAAATGGTTGCTGACCTAGTCCTTCTACAGTTCTCGCTAAACCAAGTTGTGTCTCTAATGGACCATAACCAGCAGAAGTTAGACGGGGTACTTGACCAAGGAGTTCACTACCAGTACCAAATAGACCAGCGCCAAAGCGTATCTGTGCCATTCCTTGTTCTTGTCCACGAGCAGCAAGTTCTAAATCTTGTCGTCCTAGAGCATTATAATATGCTTGTAACTCAGGCGAAGTAGGAGCGCCTCCTGTGCCTGTTTGCACACCTAAGCCACCACGCCCACGAGCAAATAAACCGCCCCGTACATTAGCTAGTTGTGCTTGCCTACTTGGTGCTAATAATGCTTGTTGTTGGCTAACATATTGCTGTGCTGCCTCTTGTGGTGATTGTGCTAGGTATTGTTGACCTAGATTAAATAACGAAGCTGCGCCACCCATAATAGGTTGTGCTGCCATTCCTAATTGAGTAGGATCGTAACCACCAGCACTTGTCATAAGCCTATTGCGAATAGCTTGAAGTTCTGGAGTTAATTCATAGCCAGCTTCTTCAACTTGTCCTAGCTCGTTGGTTCTAAATCGAGAAGTTCCAAAGCCAGTTGTCAGCCCAACAGGACGAAACTGTGCCATCTGCGAAGAACGCAGCCCAGCAGCACGAAGCGCTTCCGCCTGTCCTCTGGCAGCATCTGCTCCTTTGCCTCCGCTAATGAGACCTCCAATTAGGCTAAAAGCTGGACCTGCAAATTGTTCAAACATGATTAATCACTCCAATAATAAATATATATTATGTTACCTTTTAAACTAACTTCTTGTGAAACAAGTTTAAAACCTAACGCTGCAATAAACTTCAAATAACCGGTTGTCTTATATTCTTCAGGTCTTCATAATGAACGCAAGGGCGTAATATGGAGGCAAGTTAGCATCTGTACCGCTAGAGCCAGCCGTTGCAATTGTTGTAGCTACAGTAATTCCTGTTACCGCAGAACCTGTATTTGAAGTATTTGCTACTGCTGCTGATCCCACACCTTCCAATCCAGCAATACCCGGTGAAGTGCCAATTTGAGTATGCGCATGACTAGGGTCTGTTACAACGGATGTAGCAGTATGTGTATGGCTTACAACACCAGCATCTTTAGTACCGCCAGTCTGTGTATTGCTTCCAGTTACTGTGGAGTACGCTACACCAACAGAATCAGTATGCGCACCAATAACAAACTTATTACGAAGGTCAGGAGTGCCATTAGAACCGTTACACAATACCCATCCTGTAGGAATCGTAGCGATTGTTCCATACCACATTGAAATAAGACCACTAGGAATAGCATTTGCAAGTACAAACGCAGTAGTAGCTATTTGTGTTGTGTTAGTAGCGGCAGTTGCTGTAGGAGCTGTAGGAGTTCCTGTTAGAGCAGGACTATTTAAATCTGCCTTAGAAGAAATAGCAGAAGATATCGCTGTGAATTCTGTATCAATCTCTGTGCCTTTAATAATCTTGCCTGAGTTACCAGTAGGTAGTCCGTCTTTAGCTGTAAAGTTAGTTGCTTTTGTATAGTTTGCCATAGTATGTCCTTAGACTAAAGTCTTTCCTTGCTTAATTGCTACGTCTATTTTTTGAATTGAAACTGGATTTCCATTAATATCTGCTTCTAAGCCTAACTGCATTACAGTTCCTTGACCACCAGCATTAATGTTAAATCGATCTAAAACAATACCGGAGCTATATTCAGCAATATTATATTCGGATGATCCGGGGATAGTATCTACAGTAGAGTTATTATATTCGTATACTGTAGAAGCGTCTAAAGCATATGTAGTAGCTTGATAACTCTCACTATAATCAAAGCCCCACTTAATAGCTACTGATTGGTTAGTACCCCCAATTAATACCCAACCAATCTTCTTTAATATTTTAAGATTTGTAGAAGCATCAAAGTCAAAGTAGTTGGTATAGTAAGCAAGACGATAACTAGAAGTATTATCAGTATAGCCGTAGTATTTAGCAATATATCCCGGCTTACCGATGTATAAATCTCTTGCTTGAGTAACAAAGAATGCTTTAGGTTCAATACTATCCCAGACTGTAACTCTCATAGAACCGTCTTGCAATGAAGCACGAGTATCAAAGCAATATACAAACTTAATTGTAGGAAGCGTTAATAAATAGATAGCATCACGCTCGTAGTAAACACTTTTAATCTTAGTTAAGTCTGTCTCTGAAAACACAGCAGCCATTAATTCATCACGAACATTCTTAGAAATATCACGCATTG